CGATCCTCGAGCTGCTCCGACTCGACATCGATGACGAGCAGTGGCGCCGAGCAATGGATGCGCTGAAGGACAGCATCCAGGTCAGCGGCACGGCCGTGTACGTGCGTGTCTACCGCCGCGTGGGTGCTGCCGACAACTACGTAGCAATCCCGCTCGATCTCGCGTCCGCTTGAGGAGGTTGCCATGACGACTGAAAAACGTATTCCCGAAGTGCCGGACTGCAACGATCTGCTGGCGCGCATCGAAGCCGCGGATCCGGACCACGTAAAGATCGCACGCGACGTACTGCGTGAGTGCCAGGACACGCGGAGATCGTTTCTGACCGCGCTGGGTACGCTCCAGGAGCGGATCCCCAACCCAGGCCGAGATCCGCGCCACCCCAATGTGGTGTTCGTCCCTGCGATCGCAGCGGCGATCCTGTCCGAACTGCCGGATTTCACGTTGATCACGGGCCTGGGTCTGGCATGGGATCAGATGGTCAGGAATCAAGATCGTGGCCGCTGCTGAGGTGCGCCGGCCGCTGCGCAATCGCGAGCTCGCGGCGATCCACGCTGCGAAGCGCGACCTGGGTCTCGGCGACGACCTCTATCGGGACGTGCTCTGGACGATCGCGCGTGTGCGCACTGCGGCGGATCTCGACAGCCACGGGCGCCAGGCCGTGCTCAACCACATGAGTGCCCGAGGCTGGAAGCCGAAGCGTGCCCGAGCCCGGCGGCCGCACGTCGTGGACCACCGCACCGCCTTGGTGGTGAAGATCCGGGCCCAGCTCGATGACCTTGGCGTCCCGCAGACCTACGGCGACGGCATCGCGCGGCGGATGTTCAAGGTCGATCGCTGGGAGTGGTGCGACGCGCAGCAGCTCAGAAAGATCGTGGCGGCGCTGGCCTACCGTCAGAAGAGGCAAGCCAAGGAGTCGTCATGAACGGGATAGCGTGTGAGCCTCTGGTCGCCCTCGTGTTCGCGATCCTGGCCGCCGTGTTCGTCCACTTCGATCAGAACCTCGCCGCAGCGGGAGCCGCGTATGAGGCCTGGTCCTGGTTCAAGCAGGCTCCCGCCTCGCCCGACATGACTGGAGGCAGATGATGCGCATCCGCTGCCCCGCCTGCCACGCCGAGTACTCCATCGACCAGGCCGTCGAGGATGAGGCCGCGCGCGAGCTGATGGCTGTGCTTGGAGATCTCCCGCGCGAGTGCGGTCGCCCCCTCGTCGCCTACCTCGGACTGTTCAGATCCGCCACCCGGGCGCTCGCCTGGGAGCGGGCCCTGCGCCTGGCGCGCGAGGTCCTCGGCTTGAACGGCGATCGCCAGCTTCTGGGCGCAGCAGTATCTGAGACCGTCGAGGCGATGCGCAAACGGCAGGACACTGGCGCCTGGAAGCCTCTGAGCAATCACCACTACCTCCAGCGCGTACTCGAGAGCTTTGCGGCCAGAGGTGTGGCGCTGGTGCGCGTGGATACGGCCGCAGGGGTCGCCAAGCCGGCCGACCGCACCACGTCACGGATGTTGGCTCGCTACGAGGGGATCAATGATGACTGAGATTCCAGGGTGGTTCCGTCGGGCAATCGCTGACGGGCACAATGTCCTCGAGGCACTGCGGCTGCAAGGTCAGCCGTTCACCGACGAAGAGGCGAAGCTCGCCACGAGAATGTGGGCGAACGTCCTGTGGGTTGTGCCGGTGGATTGGGATGAAGAACTGGATGCGCAGCGGCTGCGCGATGGTTTCGTGCGACTGGCCTCGCAGATCTCGCGTTGGCCGGCGCCGGCACAGCTTCTCGAGTACATGCCACGGCGTCCGGAGCGCGAACGCCTGGCGCGTCCGACCATGACGCCTGATCAGCAGCTTACCGCGAAGCGCGAAGTCGCAGCGCTCGCAAAGCTGATCAAGGGCGACAGCCGGGTGCCTCGGACTGACGTGACGGAAGATGAGGTCCAGAAGGCTAAGGACCAGGCTGCGGCGATGCGAGGGAGCCCACGTGTCGAAGACTGAACTGATCGAGCATCTACCCAGCACACTCGTCCAGGTGGTCGAGGCGATCGGGATCGAAGATACGATGAGGGTGGTCGATGCCTTCGGCGGCTGTCGTGTCTACGTGCCGATGCAGCTCGAAGGCAAGCACCTTCTGGTCACGACGCTGGGACGTCGCTTGGCAGACCAGCTTGTCGCGCACTTCGGCGGCGAGCCGCTGGAGATCCCGCGGTGCTTGGTGGCGCTGCGAGCGATCCGGGACGCGGAGATCCGCAGCGCTCGCGAGGAAGGTGCGCTGCCGCGCGATCTCGCTCGCAAACATGGCCTGACGGAGAGGCAGGTCTACAGTATCCTCGCCGTGCGCGAGCAGGCAGAGCGACCACAGCGGCGGCTGTTTTCGTAGAGAGGCGCCTGCCGCGGTCCACGGCAGGCGCGAGGCTAGGCAGGTTCTGCGAGCCTCATCCCCGAAGGGACACGGCCATTGTTGCGCACGAATCAGCGGTGCGTCTGTAGGACAAAGCGTGAATGCGTTGTGCGACAATCGCCATTCGCAGCAAGCCGGTGACCTGAAGCGCTTCAGCTTAACCGCATCGTTGGGCCCGACTAGTCTGCGGGCATGAAGACTTTCATCGATAAGTTCCGCGCCTCACCCTGGCTGCTCATCGCTGTCCTCACGGCGACGCTGGTCGGCGTGCTCTACCCGCACCAGCTTGGCGTCCTGCTCTGGAGCCTTACGAAGCTCGCTTTCGGTGCCTACCTCGGCTACTGGGTCGATCGCTCGATCTTCTACTACGGCCGGCCTGGTGACTTCCTCGACGAGCCCTGGCAAGTCTCCGCGGCGATGATGCTGCGTAGAGCGATCATCATTGCCGCCGCGATGCTGGCGCTGGGGCTCGGCGTATGAGTCGAGCGCTGTTCGTAGTCTTCCTGCTGCTCCCCGGTCTCGCTCTCGCGGGACCGATTCCGCGTGAGGCTCAGCAACACCAGCGCGCGCTGACACGCTTGGCGCAGCAGGAGTTCGGCCTCAGCGCCCCTGTCGCCCTGTTCGCTTCCCAGATCCACCAGGAGTCGAGTTGGCGGAGCGCTGTCGAGAGCCCCTATGCACAGGGCCTGACGCAGTTCACGCCCGCCACCGCCAAGTGGATCGCGGAGATCTACCCGGATCTCGGAGAGGCGGCCCCGTTCAGCCCCGGCTGGGCGATGCGCGCCATGCTCCGCTACAACAAGCATCTGCTGTCCCGCGTCAAACCCTGGTACGCCCGGGATATGCCCCGGTGTGACCAATGGGCGTTCGTGCTCTCCGGTTACAACGGCGGCCCTGGCTGGGTGACGCGGGACAGGAGGCTGGCGGAATCAGAGAGTGCGGACCCCGATCGGTGGTGGGACCAGGTCGAATTCCACACGGCACGAGCGGACTGGGCGCGCGATGAGAACCGCCGGTATCCCCGGCGGATTCTTTTGCAGCTTGAAGGTCGTTATCTGCGTGCTGGCTGGCGTGGGAGGCCGACGTGTGGATGAAATTGCTCGGCTTCCTCGGCGGCGCCGCCAGCCGCAAGTTCATGGTCGCCGGTCTCGGCCTGGTGCTCGCACTGATCGCTTCGGCCGTCGCCTACCACGCCGTGAAGACGGGCCGGCTGCAGGTCGCGCTCTCAACATCGCAGAGCGACGCCAAGCTGCTCGAGAAGAATCGTGATGCCTGGATGGGCGCCGCGGACAGTGCCATCGCGCGGATTAATGTGCTGCTCGCCGAAGAGGCCGCGGCGCGGGCGGCCGTACAGGATCTCCGCGCGCAGCTCGATGCCAGCGAGCCTGCCTACGAACTACTCGTGGTCGACATCCGCGAAGCGCCGGCTACCGATGACGGGCCTGTCGCGCCGGTGCTACGGCGCACGCTCGAGGCCCTGCCGTGACAACGAGGTTTCCCGAGGCTCTATGCGTCGTGCTCGTATTGACCGGGTGTGCAGCGACGGGTCCGAACCTGCCGGAACCGCCCGCGCTACCGGGCCCGGCGCTTTGCGACGTCCCGGTTGGCATGACCGAGCGGGAGCCGATGCCGGCGAGGCCGCGCGGCGAGTACTCCCAGAAAGATGTTGCCGAGTACCTGGCTCGGCTGCATCGACATGCGACGCGCGGATGGCTTCGCGTCGTCAGCATCCAGGAGTGGAGTGCGCTGTGTTCAGCGAACGCGACATCGAGAGGTCGGCTGACCAGGTCCAGAGCGAGGTCGATGCCTCCATAGCGCGGCATCGAGCCGCTTTTCTGGGCCGGTCAGTCGGCCGAACGGATTGCTTGTGCGGCGAGTCAATCTCAGAGCGGCGCCGTGAGGAGTTTGGAGCGCAGCGCTGCCTTGAATGTCAGGCGCTGCATGAGCAACGAGAGCGTGCGAGGGCGTGATGGATTGGACGCTGAACTGGACGGCGCTGCGATTCGCACTCGATGTCTTGACGTTAAACGGAGTGGTCGCCGTGGGGCTGTACTCATGGTGGGTTTCGCGGTCGCGAGCAGCCTCGTCTCAGATGGAGCTGACCAATGAACGTATTGGCGGCTTGGAGATCCGGGCGAGGACGCTTGAAAACAACTATGGACACCTGCCGACTCACGGCGATCTTCAGCAGCTCAGTGAGCGGATCGGAGGGTTGCATTCAGACCTATCAGAGATCAAAGGCGCTCTTCGCGGCCTCGCGCGAGCGGTCGATCTCATGAACGAGCATTTGCTCAACCGAGGGAGGGACGGCGGATGAGCTATACCCAGATCGTCGCGGAGGACCGCCGACTCGTCACGCTGAGGCTGCTCGAGCAGTCGAATGGCTACAGCGGCAACGAGTACTTGCTGGCGTCAGCGCTGCCGGGTTTCGGCCACCAGGTGAGCGCTGACCAGGTGCGTACCGATTTCGCTTGGCTCCAGGAACAGGGGCTCATCGAAGTGAAAAACCTGGGCAACGTTCAGGTTGCCACGCTCACGCAACGCGGCGTCGATGTCGCGTGCGGCCGGGCTCGCCAGCCTGGCGTGAAGCGCCCGGGGCCGGATAGCTGACATGGGGCGCCTAAGCACGGTCAGTCGGCTGGATCCACGGATCCGCGAGACGGTCGATCGCTTGGTCCGCGGGGGCCGCACGAGCATCGACCAGATCGTCGGCAAGCTCGAGGAGCTGCTCGGCGAAGAGGCCCCGTCCCGCTCATCTGTCGGCCGCTACGTGAAGTCCACCCGCGAGCAGATGGAGCGCTACCGCGAGGCGCAGGAGCTGGCGAAGGTGTGGATCGGCAAGATCGAGGAGGATCCGGAAGGCGATGTCGGCCGCCTCCTCAGCGAAATGCTGAAGACCGTCGCGTTCCAGCAGCTCGCGAACTCTGATGGCGACAAGCCGGCCGTGACCACGAAGGAGGTCGCGATGTTGGCCGGCGCGTTCCGGGATCTTCAGGCGGGCGACAAGATGAGCCTCGAACGGCAGTTGAAGATCCGCCAGGAAGTGGCCAGAGCGGCAGCCGAGAAGGCCGTGG